TTCGTGCAAACATGCGGAGTGAGCCGGATCCGAGCAATTTCGGAGGAGACAACGTCATTGGCGTCCTATTCTCAGAGAATGCCCGCCGTTTGATGAAGATTTCGTACCTCCAGAACGGCGCATACTTTGCGCTGGCGCAGATCAACGAAATCTCTAGGGCAATCGCCCGGTCTGGATTCCGGTCTGTCTATTCGCAGCTCCCGGTTATCCGTGAGATTGTTCAATCTGCGAAGAGGGGCCAACCTGTCAATGAAGTCACGCTCCTACTTGAACAGACTTTTGGTCTGGCTTCTGACCGTATCCGCCGCACTACTGGCCGTATCGATGATGCGCTGAATCAGTATCCCCCGCATATTCGGCAGGGGTGGTATCAGGCAATGGCCCGTAAGCTTGCCAAGTTCGATGCCACGCTGGACGCCGCCGTATTCGCCTTTGCGGACATTAGCGGTCTGGCCCCGATTACGTCGGCTACGCAGCATCTGACTGCGATGTCGATGATTCAGCGTCTCTATAGGATTGGAACGGCGGGGGACAAGGACTTCGCTGAGACACTCGTGAAGCAATGGGGTGTCTCTATGGAGCAATACAAGCGAATTGTCGCCTCGGTATCCAAGTACGCGGAGGTGGATGAGCGTGGACGAGTGATCGCCCTGAATGAAGATAAGTGGGATAACGAGACATTCAGGACGTTTATGACCTTTATGGAACGTGGCGTCATTGCCACGATTCAGGATCCGCCGACTCGCGGCGACTTTCACAAGTTCTTCTTTACTCCGATCGGCAAGCTGATGACCCAGTTCAGGACGTTCAACCTGAAGGGCATTGACTCGTTCCTGAAGACCTCGGCCCAGCGGGCTGACGGTGTCGTCGTCAAGGAATACCTACTTACTGGTATCATGGCGTTGATGACGCAACAGGCCCGTAAGCGTCTTGATTACGCCGCGATCTCCGACGAGAAGAAGCGTAGGAAGTTTGCGGAGGAAAACTTCTCTGTTGGAGCCGCGGCGGCTATGTTTGCTTCCGGTCCTACGGAAAACTTCATGCTCATCGCGGGAACGGACGCGATCTCCAACTTCGCTTTCGGGCGAAGCACATTCGGAGATCGAATCCGATACACGGGTCTATCCTCTAATCCGCTTGATTTGACGGCGACACCCGCGTGGGCCGTGATTGACCGCGCCTATAAAGCGGTTCGCGGCCCTACCCGCGCTCTGCTGAATTCCGATTACGACTACAGCCAGAAAGACCTTCACAACCTCAGGATGTCGATTCCGGGTTCCCGGTTCTACATCATCGGGCAAGCCTTGTCTGCACTTGAAGAGAAGATCGGCAGCAATCTGCCGGAAGAATCGACCACTCGTTAACTAGGAGCTTCACTAAATGCCTCTTTCTTACGTCCTGTACACATCTCAAACCGGAACCGGGCCGTTCCTGTTTACGTTTCCGTACATTTCTCTTTCGCATGTCAAGGTTAAGAAGAATGGGACGGCACTTACGCTGACGACTGATTACACGATCAGTACGTCCCCGTCTCCACGAATCACCCTTGTTGCTCCCCTCGTTGCTGCGGACATTCTTCAGATTTATCGAGAGACACCGGGTCTACAGGCCGCGCCAAACAATGTCCCGATCGTTGATTATTCAAACGGATCTGTCCTGACTGCGGATGATCTGGATAAAAGCAATCAACAGATGGTGTATTTGGTTCAGGAATCTAACGATACTGGATCAGGGGCTCTTGGAAGGAATATCTCAGAAACTGCATGGGACGCAAAGAATCTGCGGATTACCAACCTTGGTGCTCCGCTTACCGCATCAGACGCTGTAACTAGGTCTTATGTTGACGGCCTTTCTCTGTACGGCACAGCGATTGCGAATCCGCAGTCTTGGGCCTTTAGCGGCACAGGAGCCACGACATCGTTCACTCTTTCTTCGCCCGCCCCGGCGACAACCGACGCAAATATGTTCATTGTCGAGGTTGGCGGAGTTTTGCAGCGGCCAACTACAAACTATACCGTCAGCGGCGCAGGGGTTCTTACCTTTGTTGCGGCCCCGCCCGCCGGAACAAGCAATATTGTTGTAAGAAACTTCGGAACATCTCGAAATGTTCTGTCCTTTAATGCGCCAATTGACTTTGGTGGGCATGCTAATTTCACGGACGGAGCAACAGTAAACAACGGACTTAACTGCAATAGCGACTTGAATGTTGGGGGTCCGACTTACAACCTAAATGTCAACACGACTTCTGATCGTGTCGGAATTCTGACAAATGCCCCAGAAGAAACACTTGATGTCCGAGGTAACATTCGCACTACTGGCGACCTGATTGTAGATGCAAAGCAATTAATTGGCGGAATCGGCGCGGAGACCACGGGCGGGACGCTCGACTGGGACCACGAAACCAACGCGAGATCGGGAAGCGGATACACGCTGCTGCTCCCCTCGACCTCAAGCAACGGGCCGCTTGCGCTTGACGGAGTAGATCGTTACTTCCACCCGTTCTCGTTCGAGTACAACTCCAAAAACGGCAACGGCAACATGACCCAGTTCGCGATCCCGTACAACTCGCCGCTCTCCGGCATCCACTACCGGACGCGCTTCTCCGGCACATGGTCCGCTTGGAGTTCGCTTGTTACGCAGCCGAATTTGGCAACACCTAATCTACGAGTTGACACCAACGGAGTCGGGATTAAGGGTGGTACGTCCGCAACCCACGCCCTCAACGTGGCCGGGTCTGTCGCGTCTACTGGTATTGCCGTTACCGGAACGGCGTCTGTTAGCTCGACGCTGAGCGTTGGCGGAGCAACGACTTGTACTGGAGTCATCAACGCAAACGGAAACATTCAGTTTCCGGCCACTATTGTTTCGTCCGCCAACGCCAACACGCTGGATGCGTATGTTGAGGCAACTCACACAATTGAAAATGCTGACTTTGGAGGATCGACTACAAACGGAAGTTATACACTTTCGGCTAAGACGATAAATTACACTAGAATCGGAAACCGAATCTTTGGTAATTGTACGATCGCGCTTTCAGCCATTACCACGGCCGGAACGGGAACAATCAGAATCAGAAATCTTCCGTGGAGTGCTCAAGATAGCAGTTGGTCTACTGCTTATTGGGTAAATTTGGCTTCAAATGTGACCAATTTGATAATTGGTACTTCTGGTAGCCAGTTTGACTTCTACTACACACTCGGTGGCGGCACAACGCCAGCCGCGTTTCCACCGTCGCTTCTCGCGGCAACTTCCAGCTTTAGGTTTGAATTCAGTCTCCGCGTTGCAACGTAACGAAGGAATAACACATGTCACTAAACACAATTGATTCGGCAATGACCACGAATCTCCTCAAGACGGACAATTTCTTGAGCGAGTTCACGGCAGATCCCGGCGAACAAGAAATGGCCGCAGTAAACGTCGGCATTAATTATGCCATTCCAATCGGCACGATCATCGTGTGGCCTAGAAACTTCCTTCCGTTCGGATACCTCTCATGTAATGGCGGAGCGATCAGCAGGACGGGGTATGCCGATCTCTTCGCCATTCTCGGAACGACTTTCGGTGCTGGTAATGGCACGACGACGTTCAATCTCCCGAACATTACCGCCGGATTTACTGTGTCGAATGGCACGGTTTACTATCTGATCAAGCACGCATACGTCAGCGGAATTTAAGCATGAGTACCCATACTGACGCGGAAGTCATGCTTGCCCTCGGCCGTCTTGAGGGAAAGATGGACGCAATTCTGCAAATGCAGCGTATCCAAGAGGAGCAGCTCAAGTCTCACGACGAACGACTTCGTGAGCTTGAGCACTCCCGCTCCTTTGTTCTCGGCATGGCCGCGATCGTCGGCATTGCTGCATCCACCCTAGTCACGATCGTCGCAAAGGCTTTACTATGACCAAGCTTGACAAGATGCTTAGTGCGCTGCACGAGGCCGTCGCGTCAGATTTGCTTCGGAGAATCGAAGACGGATCCGCTACCGCGGCGGACCTGTCCGTTGCCCGTCAGTTCCTGAAGGATAACGGCATCGACGCTATGGCGTCGCAGTCCGAGCCCTTGGCTAATCTTGCCAAGAGCCTTCCGTTCGACCCTGAGGCGGAAGCTGCGTGACACTTGATCCGCGACTGAAGGACTTTAGGAACTTCCTGTTCCTCGTTTGGGATCACCTCAGGCTCCCTGACCCAACGCCTATCCAGTACGACATTGCTGATTACATTCAGCATGGTCCGAAGAGGCGGATCGTGGAAGCGTTCCGTGGCGTGGGCAAGAGCTGGATCACGAGTGCCTTTGTAGTACACACGCTACTCCTTGATCCGACGAAGAACATTCTGGTTGTCTCCGCGTCTAAGCAACGCGCAGACGACTTCAGCACCTTTACTCTGCGCCTGATTCACGAGATGCCGCTGCTTCAGCATCTCAGGCCGAAGGAAACACAGCGCAACTCGAAGATCGCCTTCGATGTCGGACCAGCCCCGGCAAGCCACGCGCCGTCAGTCGTTTCCAAGGGCATCACTAGCCAGATCACGGGAAGCCGCGCAGACTTGATCATCGCGGATGACGTAGAAAGCTCGAACAACAGCGCGACGATCACGCTGCGGGACAAGCTTGCGGAGATCGTCAAGGAGTTCGAGGCGGTCTTGAAGCCGGGTGGAGACATCATCTACCTCGGAACGCCCCAGACGGAGCAGTCGATCTACAATCTGTTGGCGGAGCGCGGCTATACGATTAGAATCTGGCCCGCCCGCTATCCGGATCAGAAGAGGCGGACGACGTATGGGCATCGGCTAGCCCCGATGATTGCGTCTGGTCCGGACGACATGAGTCCGACCGAGCCGCTTCGGTTCGATGAGTTCGGCCTGAAG